ACTGCGCCTGTAATTGTTTCGGGGGCCATAAATCTCCTTTGGCTGAATGCTGAGTGCTGAATGCTGAGTGCTTCTCTCAGTAGCTTCCTGCTACCTTCGTTGTGATCATCGGCGGCCGTGGATCTTCACGCTGGAAGCCCGGCAGCCCTTGCGATTGCTCAATCGCCCAATCGATGTACCCGAAAAACTGCACGATGTAGGCGTCGGCGATCTGCGAGCGCCGGACCAGGTCAAACAGCTCGTCCTTGTCCGTGCCTTTGTAGTTCTGCACCGCCTGATGCGCCTGCATCTTCAACCGTTCGGCGATCGCAAGCAGGTCATGCCAGCCCGGCGCCGCTTTCTGCGCCAGCAGCCGGTTGGATAGCGCAAGCACTTCCGCCGCGGTCGGTTCTCCGTTAGGTAGTGGCATTCATTGCCTCCACGCCTGGCAGGCCATAGCTGTCACACCACGCGATCAATGCGCCAAAATTAAGCTCTCTCCCGACGACGCGCCCCGCTGGATTGACCAAAAGCCAGCCTGCCCAGCAAGGGAATTCCAAGGTTGGTCCTTTCAAGATGCGAAACTTTGAGTGCATGAGGGATTCTCCTTACTGCGCTGCCGCCGGCGCTCCGGCCAGCGGGCTCTTGCCGATGAAGTGTTCCAGCATGTGTTTGTGGACTTCCAGCAACGCGCGGATCTCGCCCTGGTTTTCCTGCGCCTGGATCTTGCCTTGCGTCTGCGCGCCGATCTTTGCCAGCTCCAACTGCGCCTTGGCCGGCCCGTTCGATTGCTGCTGCTCCAGCCGCTGCTTGTCTTCGTCGGTCATCGGCTCGATGATTTCGTACTGATACGGGAAGCCCGTGGAGCTGAACAGCACTTCCAGCAGCGTGGCGTAATTGATCTTCACGCCCTGCACCGCGAGCTGGTCGCTCAGGCCGGGCTGCTGCAGAATGCTCTGGATATATCCCAGGCTGCTGTTGAGCGCGTTGCGCGCCTGCAGCCGCGCGCCGGCTGAGATCGTGATCTTGTAGCTTGCGTTGATCACATCCACCGGCCCGGCATTCTCCAGCGCCTTGGCTAGCACGTCATTCAGCATCTGGCGCATCTGGCTGGGCGAAAGCTTCTTCACGTTCTCAACGCAAAATTCCAGGAACGGCAACAGCACCAGGTCGCAGAACTGGTCGATCAGGTCCTGCATCTTCATGCCTTCACCCTGGCCCAGCATCTTTACGCCTTCGCCGGTGCGCATGTCGCCCGTGGCGCCGGGGTTCGATCCCTGAATTCCCGCGCCCGCGCCGGAGATCCCGCTGGCCCATGACTTCACCTGCGCGATCACTTCCAGCGGTTGCAGCCCGATCGGCTCGCGCTCCATCGGCGTCAGCCCGGTTGGCCCGGTCTTCTTAAAGACTTTGCCGGGCGAGATCCAGGCGTTCTGCCCCATGTTGTCCATACCCTGCTCGGTCTGGTAAACGCCGGCTAGGTTCAGGTTCAGGTCGTCAAAAAAATAATTCACCACGCCCTGGCAGATGCGCTGGAAATCCGCCAGCCACATGCCCATGCCATAGCCCAGGCCGGACTCAGGCGCGTCGCGGAAGGTCATCGACAGCATGTCTTTGCCGTCATGAGGCAGGTTCATGATGCAGACCTGGCCTTCCAGGATCCAGCACTTGCGGTTGTTGGTGTAATACTCAAAAACTTCAAACGGCTGCGCCAGCGGATCGAGCGTCGATGCCCCGCTCATCCATTCCGGATATGACTGCTGCGGCGCCGTTGGAAACGTGCGATAGAGGACCTGCGTGATCGATCCCGTCATCGTGTCGGTAACGTTCTGGTTGGCCGATTCTTTCTGCGGCGTCGTCAGTTTGATCAGCTCCGCGCGCGTTGGGATATTGAATCCTTCGCAGCCGCGGAATGCGTCAAGGTCATACGCGCTGGGATAAAACAGCCGCCCGCGCCACTTTGCCCGCTGCATGTTGCCGGTGCGCAAGTCAGGTGAGAAGCGCACGCGCCGCAACGGCACATGCTCCAGCACTGGCCAGTTGCATTTGTACTCGTCAACATATTCCTCATAAGCCTCGTCCGGTGGATGCACCGTGGCCGTGGCGCCATCGCTATTCAGCGGCACGCTCTGCGGCGTGTAACCGGCTTTCAGGCGCAGCTTACGCTTGCGGATGGTCCGCTGCTCCCATGCGCGCAGCCACACGCCCGTGCCCAGGAGCAGGCATTCGTACATCCCCGATCTAACTTCCTGTTTAAACGTGGATCCAAAGGGCGCCGCGGTCTTGAGCTGCGCTTCCACGATCGCCTGCATGGCATTGGCCACGTCAAGCGTGGTGGAAACCGTCTCTTCTATCTTGAACGGCTCATATCCGCTGAAAAGCTGCTGCTGAAAGACGCTCAGCGATGAATAAAAATTCTCCGCCAGCAGCGGAATACCCAGGCTGGAACGGAACTGATCAGATCCGCGCCACTTCACCGGCTCCACAAAAGCGCGCAGGATCACGCCTGTCAGGTCCCACATCGCGGCCAGCCCTCGGCCGGCGATGAAACCCTCAGAGAGCATCCGGTTGCCGACAGCTTCCTTGAGCATCGACGCGTCCGAACGATCCTGGTCAGGAAAGCCGACCTGGTCCTCGCGAAACGGCGTCGAGATCTCCGGCGTGATCTCGCGCACGCCGGGAAGGTCGAGCAATCGAATTTGTGGAGTTGATGCCATTTAAATGTCGGGATCTCTTTGGCCGATTTCCAGGCCATCTTTTACTAAGTTCGTGCTGCAACCTCTCGTTACAAAGCGATCTCGGAACATGCACGCCAACGACCGATCAAAGCAAATGATCAAAACCTTTTTGCCGGACTTTGCCATATTCGCGACGTGTTCTTCGGCCATAATCGGAATGGAGTTCTCGAAGATCGCATCGTACGGAACTTCGTTCATGCCCAAAGTGTTCATAAGCTCAACTCACAATCCCGCTTCCCGTTCCTCCAGGATTAAATCCCGGCACTCCCGCGTTCTCTGCTGCCTGGCGATGCATCTGCCGCACCTTGTCTCCCATCGTGCCTTGCGGACCTGGCGCCGGAATGCCCGCCGCGCCGTGCGGGACTTCGCAGGCATGTCCCAGGCAATCGCCTTCGTCGTCGTGATGCGGGATCTTCGGCCACTTCAAAAGCTGCTTGATGAGCTTGTCGTACCAGGGCATGCCGGCAAACAGCCAGAGCTTGCGGTCTTTCATCCAGCTCAGCGGCACGCCGATCCGGATGGTCTTCGCGTTCTGTCGCCGGTCCAGCTTGCGCCACTCCACCGGGAGCTGCTGAATGTTCAGCGCCGCGGCCTTGGCCACCAGAATGTTGTTGTAGGCTTCCCAGCCGTTGAAGCGCTCAATCCACACTGCCTGCGGCCGGTGCCACAAGATCGCCTGCAGGATGTTGGTGCATGCCTCGTCTGAATCCCAGTTGCCGGCAATGCAGTGATACACCCACAGCACGCCCATCCAGACTTTCACCAGGTACAGCACGCTGCGGTCGCGCTTGTCGTCGCCGATATAACTCAGGTCGCCGACCATGAACGTTCCCGCCGCCGGCGGAATCACATTTAAGTGATAAAACGTCTGCTGCGCGATCAGCTCCGGCGTGTACCGCTGAAGTTCTTTCGCGACTGGCAGATTCTCGTACTGGTTGGCAAAGAACGCTGGATCTTTACGCTGCTCGAAGGTGAGGAAATCGAGTGTATAGCCAACCTGCCGGCCGTCCTTAGTGATCGCGATCGGGAAAATGACTTGCTTCTCTCCCGAATCGACGAAGCACTTGCAGTCGCACATCGTGCAGGGCGGCTGCGTGAAATTCCGGTCTGAATCGTGCCGCAGATCCGGATGCCCGCATGTTTTACAAAACTTGATCCAGCACGATTTCCGCGAAACGTTCCAATCGGTCTTGCCCAGCTCCTTCGCGTCTAACTGCGATTGCTCGATGATCCGCTCGTAGATGTCGCCGAAGGCATATCGCGTCCCGGTGACATAGGTGAAGCCTGAAGGATCCACCAGCGGGCCGATCGCGCAAAAATCGTCCCAAACGGCGTTGAGCAGCTTTTGGTTTTTGTAGTTCTGCTCGTTCACCATGTCATCGGCGATGAGCACATCAAAATGTGTGCTGGCCTTGACGCTCTTTGCCGACGAGATACAGATCGTCGGCTCAGGGAAATTCATCGTCCGGCACGGCACTGTGAAGTGCTTGGCCCCGGAGTCCGGCAGTTTCTTTCCCGGCGCCGCGCAAAATTCCGGATACAACTGTCGGAACTTCAGCGATGGCTTCTCGAAGATGCCCTTGATCCGGGCGAGCTGCAGCATTGCCAGCTCTTTCGTGCCTGAGATAAAGCAAATCCTGATGTTCGGGTAATTCAGGATCAGTTGTGCTATCTCAACCGAGACGGCCGAAGTCTTGTAACATCCCCGCGGCCACAGGATCAGCCGCTTCTTCTTTGTCTGATCGAGCGCGTAGAGCGCCTTTTTCTGCTCCGGATCTTTCTGCAGGAACTCCGCGAACAGCGCCGCGTGCGGGTTCTCTTGAAAATCGCCCAGGGCATGCGTCGAGCCGATGACTTCCGTGGCCAGAAACAGATGGTCTATCTGGCCGCGAAGCCGTTGATCCAGTAATGCCTGCCGCCCTGTTTCTGGCAGATCATCAAACTCCGCCAGCCAGTCTCTCGGCATTACCTCACGCGTGAACGGCGCCATGCGCTAGTCGTAGTCGATGGTCAGAGTCCCGCCATTAAGCACGGTAACCTGCCAATCGCGCCATTTTCTGTGCATGTAGTCGATGGGATCCGCACCCTGGAAATCAAGCGGCGTATCGCCGAATGCGAGTTGGTTCTGTGAAGCACTGGCATCGGTGATGATGTACTGAGCGCCGCCGCCCGGATCGTTCCACCGGATTGACGTGACGATGATCGGCTTGCCATTCGTCGAAGACAACACGCCCAACTGGCGCAGCGTGGCCCAGAAGCTCAGGGGCATCGGCGCGGTGATGATGATCGGTTTTTGGTTGAAGTTGCTCATGGCAGGCTCCGCGCCGCTGCGGGAACCAGCGACGCCTCAGAAATCGCAAACGTTTGCGCTAGACCGGTAGAACGGCAAAAACAATCGTGCTCTGGACGACGTGCGAGGTGCCCGCGCCGGTTGCCGCCAGGCCCCACACCGTGCCAGGGGGAACGATGACGCTGCCTGCAAGCTCTTCAATCACGTTGTAAATGCCTGCGCCCGCGGCGATCGCCGCCGGTCCGCCATGAACGCCGTATTGAGTGAATGCCGTGGTGGCCGAATCCGATCGCGTGATCACAACGTTGACTTCCGGCGTGATGCTGTTCGGAGTAGCAGCCGCGGCGATCGTATTGATAAAGTGGGAGCGAATGGTGCCCGTGGCCACGTTGCTCACAGATGCGCCCGCCGGCAGGCTCTGCGCGTTGTAATAAAGAGGCCCGGCCGGTGTGCCGGAGACGGTTGCGCTCTTTGCCACAAGAACATGCACGTTCACGCCGGACCCGAACGGATTCACAAAGCCGTTGATCAGCTTGATGGTTGCGGCGGCGCCTTTGGTGGTATGGGCTGCGGCCAGCGTGACCGAGTCGGAATCGATCACATAGATATTGCCATTGCGGCAAAGCGCGCTGTAGCGGGCCTGCAATTCGCTGAAGAGCGCGGCGCCAAGGTTGTCTCCCAGAAGCGGCGAGGGCTGGTTCACCGGGACTGAAACTACGGGAAGGGTTTGTACTGCCTGGACGGTGTTGAGCGACATAAACTTTGTCTCCTGAAAAAATCGTGGTAAGGAGGGGGAGTTGTCGGAACGGGGATTTCGGCTGCGCTACTTCTTGGGGTGCAGGTACTTGCCCAGATTGCGATGCGGATGCGGCTTCACGTTGAACGATCCGCCCTTGCCCAGGTTCACTACTTTGGGCTTCTTCTTCGATTCCGCGGCTTTCACCTTCTCCGGATCGGCCTTTGCATCGGCCAGGCCAGAGATCGCGGTCATAAGATTTTTATCGGCCATAATCACTCGTGTGGCACAGCCGCCCTCGGCTGTGAAGTTATTAAAACGCGGGCTGGCTTTCGATTCCCCTCCCCCAGGGTTCACTTGCCCAGCCCGCGTTCATCCTTCAGCCTTACGGCTGAAAGAAGTCGTATTCGTTCGCTGTGGGCTGCGCCGTGGATCCGGAGAGATTGGCGAAGCGCAACGTCAACAGATGGAACCTGCCCAGGTTCTGCCAGGTCGCCGTGTTATCGGCGAGCGTGGCGTACTGCGTTGTCGTGCCGGCAAAATTGGGGACGCTCGATCCCGTGGTGCCCGAGACAATGCACTGCCAGAGCACGTTCTGGATCACAACGTAGCTGGTGTTCTGTGTCACCGCGGTCGACTGCGGCCAGATCGGCGCCACGCAGTCCACCGCGTCCAGCGAGATGCCGGAAGCGTCGGCGGTTGCATTCGGCCGCGTGTAAAGCGTGATCTTATTGGGATTGAAGGGGACCGGAACGCGCACGTTGATATCGGCGGTCACGTTTGTGGTGATGGCCGGCAACGCATCCTGCACGCCGCTGGTGTTTACCACCGGCAGCGCCGCGCCCGCGCCCAGCACCTTCACCGTCGCCGACGTGGTTGCAATCGGGATATAGAGCAGCGTTCCGCCGCGCTTGGGCGTGATGCTAAGCATCGACACGCTCAGCGAAGCCGCGGCTTCGTTCGCCAGCTCCGTGCCCGTGGTGGAAGATGTATAGATGCGCCAGCCGATGATCGGCTGCGCGTTTAGCTGCGCGCCGGTGTTCAACGAACCCGTGGAGCCCAGCGCGATCGTCACCGATCCGCTTGGTCCGCCGGTCACCGTGACCGTGCCTTCGGCTGAAGGCGTGGTTTCACCCAGCGCCGTCACCCAGGTGATCTTGGCAAAAAAGTTTCCGTTGGCCAGCGATCCGCCGGAGCCTACGTTGGTAAGGTTGCCGTTGCCGAAGGCAGTTCCGGTGGCTCCGGGGGCAAGTACCCCCCAGTCCTGCCGCGCAACTGGATAATATGCTCCGCCCGGCTGTGCCGCCCGGCTGAACGCGTGGTCTTTCACTGACAGTGAGATTGACAAGGTACTGCTCCTTCTTTGGGGGAAGGATCAAATTGAGGGGAACTTTTTAGCGATACAAATAGTGCAAGTCGGCTGCTGACGGC